CAAGTCTTGTGGAGTTGACAGTCAGAAGTATTATAGTCCGCGTCATTAATACCAACACCATAAATTGAATTATCACACTTACCACAAGACTTACTGACACCACGCGTTATATTAGCACCAACAACAGACTTAATGTTACCACAACTGCACTTGCAAACCCAACTAATCATATTGGTTGTTTGCACAGGATCACGTGATAACACGGTCCATTCATTGAAGACCTTTCCCGACAAATCTACAAACTTACCCATTAACTCTCCGGTCGAATCCAACGACTATTTTTATCCAAAATCATAGGCTCAAGCACAGGCATAGAATCAATAATCAATCCTGTACCAATAATTGGACGTTTAATATTTACGTTATTGTAGTTGAATGCAAGTTTGTCATCATCAATCAGACAACCGCACTGCATACCCCAATAAAGTCCTGTACTGTTACCCCAATAATCAATCTTAAATGTCTCGTGGTAATGGCCTTGCAATGCATTCATTCCCATCTGCTGACTGAGTTGAATAATATTACTTGTCTTGCCGTGATGCATATAACACTTCTGACCATTTGGCAAGTCTACAGTAAGATCAAAACTCCACTTCCAACCACTATCTACACCCAAGACTTCGTTATAAGACTTAATGTAATGCTTTGGAATACCAAACACTTTAGCTTTACGCCATACCAAACTGCCGTGATTACTTTCAAGAATATCCATCTTAGGAAAGATCTTAAATAGTTCAGCAATCACAGGCAAAGCTTGACGAATCTCATCACCAGCACTTGGCAAGTCTGGGTCACTATCGTGGAAGCTCAAGGCATGACCATCAACCTCATCACCTAAACAAATAACTCGTGTTGGGTTATACTTTTCTTTCAAATGCAACAAGAAAGCAATAGCGTCTTGGTGATGATATGGAATATGTAAATCACTAATCAACAAGATACGACTGTTATCATGTTCAACAGAATCATTCTTACGAACAGAATAAGTATCCGAGGATTTACGATTATCCACAACTACTTGGCTAAACTCTTTACGAAGATAGTCAGATACAGTGGAGCGTGGTTTGTCCAGCAACTCTGAAACCTTCCTCCAGCTTTTACCTGTCTTAGCTAGTTCAATTGCCTGTTGTTTCCATTCTACTTCACTCAATTAAATCTCCCCCTTAAGTTCTAAAATAAGCTGATACAGCTGATTATTTATATTCAATACTGTGTCAAGCGTCTCTTGCTTTTGATAAACGCTAAATGTATTAAAGTCACGACTTATGATCTCATTCCTGCCGATCCAGAAGTCTAACTTAGAAATAGTGTGTTCTGCCGATTTATCAGTGTCTGGTTTCTTTGGAAACATCTCTATAACTGACATATCTAAACTCCCAATTGAGTACACCACACATTGAAGAACACACTAAACTGAACAAACTCACACCAGAAGATTGCTGTCCAATAATCTTTAATCATTTGAAGCTCCTTAATTATAGATTGGGCTATTATGTACGAAATTAAATTCTACTTCAGGCCACTCTGTATTCAAGCTATAACTCCAACCAACTAGGAGGAACTGACCTGTAATATCAAACAGATCAATATGCTTTTCATCCTTATCAGAGATATCCACCCATACAGAAATATCTGTTAGAACATGACTCTTGTCACCAATTAGATTCAGCAAGTACTCTATAGATTCACTTGCAGCGTGAAGTTTAAGTACGAATCCCCGACTATTTGCAAAGGCTAGGAACTTATTGGCAAGGCCGCTAATCTGTACACCATCAATTACAATTTTTGTGCTATCTGGGTAATAAGTCGGAAGTGTCATTTGAATTCTCCTGTAAAGTTTTCATCTTCACTTTGCGCTTCATTATATTGACCAATTCGTTTCAGATAGTCTGTGTGAGATTCGTTAGGCCATTGTGGTGGCTGCACTGATTGCTTGAGCTTATCAGCACATTCACAAAATTTACCTTCGATGCACTGTGGTGTAATCTTATCACAGTTAAGGTAATCCATAGCCCCAATAAAACTGGCACCGTGTCCAGGCTGTGCGCCTATAATTTTAATATTATCAATTGTAACCTCAGGCTTATTCAGCAACTCTAATACTTTATTGAGCTTCATATCCAGTGTTGCAATTTTAATGGAAAGCTCGGTGAACAATTGTTGTTTATTCAAGTTCCATACTCCTACAAACCATTTCAGGTTTATCAATTCCAAGTTCTTTACAGATTCTCTCAAGCTCTTCATCAGCTTCTTGAAACTTCTTAAGAGAGTCCATAATACGTTCTCTGCTTTGATCATCGTTAATGCGCGGTATGTCTTTAGGGTTGAAGTGAAATATCACCATTCTTCATTTTCTCCTCAATTTGTTCACGTCTTTTCTTGGCGTTGCTTGCTGGGATGATACCATGTTCTTTTAGCCATGCAATATCTTTCTTTGCTTTGCAGATAGAAATAATCTCTTTCTGGATTATAGCATCCTCAAAACTAATGCCCATACGTTCAGCATAGCTCTTGATTTTATGCGCTTCCTTGTTCACCAAGGCCATTTCATCTTTATCACAACATAAATGAAGAATGAAAGGTAGTACATCTTCCCACTCAGTGAACTTTACATTACCAATTTTATGGTCCACTTCCAATAAAGACTTCCCTGTCCACTCCCCTGTCAGCTCACAATAAGCTCCAGACTTTGCACGTCCTTTGTAATCTTCTGGTGGCTTGGAGCAGCCTTCATTCTTGAACTGCATCTTTGGCGGGTAGAACTGCCAGATAGATTTTCTAAGTGCGCCTCTTAGCCAAGTGAAAAAGCTTGACTTTGTAGGCCAAACATCTGGAGATTGTTTCCAAGGTTCCTTACTCATTCTTCAAACACAGGTTTAAAAGCAGAAGTTTTATACTTAGTAACATAATGTTCAGGAATCACAACTTCAGGAACAAGCTCTTGATACTCTTGCAGCTTCTCATAAGTTGCCTCATCCCATTCTGTACCCCAAGAATCATCCCATATACCGTTACGCGTAATCTGAACACCGAGGAAGTCACTTGCATCGTAGTGATCTTTAGCCAAAGTTTCAATGTCTTTTTGAGTAATTGTGTGGCTAACAGTGCAATAGAAAGAGGAGTATTTACGATGTTCTTTCTCAAACTCACCAACATCTGATACGTATTCCAGCAGGTAATCTTCAGTGATCTTATTCATTTCAAAGTCTCCACATAATCATAAAGGTTGAACATCTCATTTTCTTTACGTTGCAAATACAAGAAGAAGCAGTTGTCAGCTAAGCGTTGTTGATAATCATCAGGCCATGAAAGCTTGTAAGCTTCTTCCACCCTTTGAAACATTTCCAACTCTGTCTTAGCACCCTCAAGAATCTTACCTGAAGCTACTTCACCAACACCATTTGTTTTGATTCCATACTTTTCTTTTGTTTCTGGTGCCAGCTTCTCAAGTCCTTTGATATTATCTGCTGTGTCTCCGTGGAGTGCTTGCCCCCAAAACCTGCTGTACTGACTTACTGCATCATTCCATACCACACCATTCTCAAGCTTGTTGTAGTTGAGAAACCAACCACGCCCATTACTTACGATATCCTTGTCAACATAGGCGACTACGAACTCTGAATCGTCCTTATTCTTGGTTTTTATGGCGGCATTATAGCCTGCCCAAGCAACGATGTTAACGTAGTCATCCGTCTCAATGCCTTTGGATACAACGCACTTTGTCTTGTACTTTTTAGCCATGAAATCAAAACATTCTTGGAACAATAAAGGCTTAGCTGTACGTTGTCCCTTATAGTCTACGAACTTCGATTCATAATACTTTCTGAAGTTCCCTTCACCTTGAATACACACACGATAATCCTTACAACCTGATGCGTCAACAATTGCTTCAACTTTCTGTTTGATTGTTTGAAAAGCAAATCGTGGTTCACCAGTTACTTCGCTGACAGTTTCAAAGCTGTACATATCCTTTGTACGGTTTGGTGTAATCTTGAGCCAATCGTTGAACGCTGTCTTTGATTCAAATAGACGACTTGTTTTATATTCAATGTTTGTAGCTAGACACTTGTTGTTTTGTTGCTGTGAGGCTGCGGCATACAAGATAGTGTCAGCATCAATCAAGAGTAGTTTACTCATTCATTCGAACTCCTCCGTTACTTTCATAAATTGAGATGATATGCCCTATAGCTTCGAAAGGGGCTGTCTCAGTGTACCCATCAGGTATCAGGTCTTTAGCTAAAAAGTTGCTATAACTTTCCTTGCAGAGTCTTTCGGCTTTTCTACAAGCACTTACTTCCTCAAAGTACCAGATCCCAAAAGAACTTAGAACACAAGAAGATTTCTTATTTTGCTCGTAAAGCCTTCTTTGGTTGTTGACGGAGGTAATTCCAAACTTCACTCCGATAGTCTCTAGGTTTAACTTTACTAAATGGATATAGGCTTTATTATGAGTCCTTTGAGAACAAGAGCATCCTCTCGTACCCCTTGTTAAGTTACCAATAGAGGCTTCATATGTCTCCCCGCAACGACTGCATGTTATGTCCCAGAATATTAACCAACCCTCTTTATTCTTCCTGTTGGACCTTGTGGATATCGTGCCTTCTGCATACGCTCCGGTTTCCATAAAAGATTCTATGCAAGCCGAATCCTCTTTCCTGTTTTTATTACCTACGCTTTCATTGGCTCTTAACCTACAGGTTTGTCCTCTAAGGAAATTATGAATAGTTACAGTATCGGTGACCCCTAATTCACATGAAAGGTGGATTTTTGTATCCCTACCCTTGTACTGTTCCGCCCAACCCATGAAAACATATTGTTTTTGTTCTGCCATCCTACCTACAAGAATTTTATATTGCTGCTCAGTCCAATTCGGGGAGTAGGAACATCCGCAAGGTACTCTACCTGCAATAATTTTACCCTTGGTGATAAGAAACAAACCATCACCATATAATTCGATATCTTCACAACAAACAGAACAAAACACTGTGTACTTTTTATTAGAGTGTATCCTTTCACCACACCAAGCTACTACTTCTAGGCAGCTATTGGGACCAAATTTGGTCCCAATAAACTCATCACCAATAGAAGTTTGTACTACCTTACGCGTACGCTTCATAAGCAACTTTAACTTTATGGAACTCTTCAGACTTCTCTTCAAAGATGTTCTTAACATAAAGTGCAGCCGCTGCTTTTAAGGTCTTCACGTCAAGCTCCGCTTCTTTACCATTGTCTTGCAGAGCCTTAACACTCAGGCGAGTATTTTCAGCTTCAGACAGCAGACGTACCATGTTAGTGAAAAATTCTTGCTCGTTCATTGTGTTTCTCCTAATTAATAAATTTCAATGCCAAAGTTAATCTCACCCATCAACTCTTTACGATCTTCTTTAAGATTATCATAAGAATACAGATACGGTTGAACAACTTCAGTTGGTTTGTTTACGGTCATAAAGCGAGCTGGTTGGCAGGTATAAATCTTGCCAATCTTCTTAGCTTCCGGTTGTCGTTCACCCCACTCACAAGCTGGGATAACTTGAGTCTCCAATACTGGAACTTGTGGACCAATAGCTTGCTCAACATAGTGGTTGAATGTCATCCAAAAAGCATTAGACAAGTTCTCAAGCTTGCTTAGCAACTGCTCAGGATTGTTAATAAAACACATATCATCTAGCGGATAATGTTTTACAAGCTGTCGATTCTCTGACCACTCAATATCAAACTTAGCTAATGTCTTAAGAGCTTTAGTTTTCTCAATGTTTACAATCATGTTCATCTCTTGTGTAAGGTCTACAACTTTTTGCAGTGTATCTGTAATTACCATCGGCATAAATCTCTCCTTAAATAAGTGAGCCGTCCTTGGCTCGTTGTGTTAGATCAGAATGGAAGTTTGTCGTCTTCAGATTCTTCATCATCAAATACTTCAGGTTGCTTAGCAGCTACAGCCTTCTGAGCCTCACTCTGAACACGTTCAGGAACATCGTCAAAGTCAGTCGCAAGACTCTCTACATCACCCAACTCAGAGAAGTCATTGGAAGCGCCTCCCCTCTTCTTGTACTCAATCAACTGATCAACACGAACAGCTTTGAGACTAGAGAAGTGACCAAAGTCATTATCCTTTACATCATAGCTCACAGTACCAACAGAACCGTTTGCAATCAGAACATCTTTAGTGATATCTTGCAGCTTACCATTTTCACCTTTGATAAAGGCTCGTGGACGCATTGCATCAGGAATGCTGTTACCATCCTTATACTGTGCAGGCTTACGAATGCTCAATACAAAGAATTCATCATCGTCTGTTGGAGGAGCAATCTTGTAAGACTTTTCAAAATCTGCACGATCAACTTCTTTTGCTTTCTGCTTTGGAAACTCCTTGTTCCAAGCTTTAGCAGTTGGCTTATCAACAATGAGATTTACAGCAAACTCTTTTTCAGTTGTAGAGCCATATTTGAAGTCAGGTTGTTGCAGTTTTACGTACGCCAGAATACCAGTTACAGTTGCCATCTTTTAAATTACCTTTTCAATTTTAGTTTAATTATTGCTTACATTTACATCGCTTGCCATCTTGGCAACATTGTGATTTCTCACAAATTCTTTACATAAAGCCTACAGCAATCCAGCCAAAGAACAATGCTACAAGTGGAAGCAACAACCAAGTGACAATACTGCTCACCCAATCATCTTTTCCTTTATTCTCTTTAACGCCCCGATTACTAAGGATCAAACCAGTTACAAGTGTGAAGCCGTATGCATGAGCAACACTTAGAGCTTTAACGCCGAGAGGTACAATAAACCAACCCCACAAGATTGTCAACACCCAAGCATTATAAATGCAGAACAGAAACAACCCTACAATTGCAGCAATGATGATACCGAATACAGATAGTGCTTTCAATGCAATTTCCCCTTAATTAATGCTTAGTGTTTTTCTTAGCCACTTTAATCTCACCAGTCATCGGCTCATCATACTCTGAGCCATCTAGCCCACCGACATAATCCTTGATAGCTTTACTCAAAGCTTTAGTCTTGTATTCGCTCCAAGTGAAATAATCAGCCACATCTGAGAATTCATATTCAACAGTGTTGTAGACTTCACCAACTTGGGATGTTTCTGAGATACGGATGCTGCCCATACTAGCGTACCACGCGATTCTTAACAAACTGCACAATCTGGAAAGTATTACCAGAGTTATAGCTTTCAAACTCACGCTTGATTTCCCGTGCAGCTTCGCGTGTAGTGGTTGCTTCAAGAGTCAGACCAGTTGCTTTTTCTACCACGGCGTATGTAAAGTTACTCATTTTGTTTCTCCTCGGCTTAGTTAACTTCTTTTTCTACAATATCATAGTAATCATAACTGTAGCGGCTTGTTGCCTTGTGCTCAACAAGGAATGCTTGTGCATCTTCAAAGCTGAGGAATAAGCCTCTACAGTTATCTGGTCCGGGATAGTATTTATCATAAGCAAGTACTACATAAACTTTCATCACACTTTCTCCAAATATTCAATCAACATTTCTGATGCAACTTGTCCATACGAAGGTTCTTCACCATTAAGCTTCTCTGTCAGGTGTCGAATAGCTACAGTTTGACTATCTTCGTAAGCTTGTGGGTTATTAATGAAGTCATCTTGCCACATGTTGAAGGCTGCTGCGTAGTTCGGTTTTGATTGCTCTTGTTCTACCAATTGTACATCTTTTGTGTAGAAGAATACACCGTTAGTTGTTCGAACTGTATCAATACCAAATCCTGTAATCTCCGCACTACCACCATCAATCAACCGATGTGTTACGTCAGCAAGGTTTTTCTGCCCAGTAAAGTCATCCCGTGCAGCTTGTGTGAGTTTGAACTTATCACCAATTTTCATTTTTCTCTCCTAATTAATTTCAGTCCATCTAGTATAAAGCATTCTCAGAATGGGTCAAGCGTTATTTTAGTGAATTTCGCTGTACCGCTTGCCCACTTGTACATCACAACCCAAGTCCCTTCGAAGGTTGAAGTCTGTGTTCACCTTCATAATAGCTTTGTGAAGGATGCCTTCAAACTCTTTGTGAATCTTTGGGTCATCTTTTACACACAAAATACATTCATCATGGAAGCTGCCCGTTAGGGTTTTATTTCCTTTGAATCTATTCTCCATGTCTGTGAGCATGTTGTTAATCCAAACGTCAAAGAAATAGGAGCCCGTCCCTTGTGCAAGTGTGGAGAACCGATCACTTTCTTTGCGCAATGCGTAAGCAAAACCATTAAAAGGATTAATAAGCCACTTGTGCCCTCGGCTGTCTCGGATAACAACCTGCTCTTCTGCAATGGCCTTCACAGACCAGTTCAGTTCCCAGTAACCTTTATGCAGCACTTCACCTTCTTTTACACTAATGCCCGCTGCCCTTGCAATTGTAGCTGCACCAGCGTTGTAAACTGAGGCATAGTTCGTCACCTTGCCAACCTTACGAGCTTTCGCAACATGGGGTTTCTTGTTTCCTTTCTTATACTCGTCCAAATCATTCTGAGTAATAAGCTTAGACATCAGTGCCGTTTGCAAGTGAGCATCATAATCATCTTCTTGCATAGTAGCCACGTATTCAGGATCATGTGGCAGCATCAGCATGTGAGCCACACGGTTTTCTAGGCTACAGAGGTCACTACCAATTAGACACTTACCCTCCCCAGCATACAAAACACCACGAATCTCCTTGCCATAAGGCTTGTCAATACCGGCCAGATTCACCAGCTCCCTATGCTGCACCCTAAGTGTATTAGTGAAACCCCCAATACGAGCTTGCAACCACTTCCCATTCTTCAAGTCACGGATAAACCCTTTGATTACTCCAAGGCGGTGTTTGGCTACGTTGTACTCTGCATACTTTCTAATCTCTGGAACTTGTTCAGCCAGCTCCAGCACAGACTCACACAACTCTTTACCGTCATCGCCTCCCACTGTAATCTGAGGAATTGCACGATCCACAGGCTTACAATCTTTCCATTCGTTCCACTTGCTATGGTGTGCCCCTTCCTTTGGTTTCTTTGCAATCCAAGCATTAAATAAGTCGTCGTCACGTTCGTACTTGAAACTTACGGGCTTCCAAGAGTGGGAATAAAGCAAGTTTTTCACTTGGACTGGCGATGATGCACTTGGTTCCTCATAACCGTTTAATACCTTAAAAACTCCCTTAACTTCTGTTGTTTGCACCCGCAGAGTGCCGTACTCATCAACCTCTTTTGATTCATAGACCTCCATCAACTCTTTCCACTTAATACCAATTGCAGAGAGAGAGCCGTCCTTCTTGAAAGGCTTCTTTGGGGCTTCCTTTTTCGTATACTGAGGAACTTTAGGCATAGCGCTTTCAAGTTCGTCTTTTGCTGCATTACAAATCACTTCGAGTTTAGCTTCCGTTTCAAGTAGTAAGTCAACATCTACTTCCCACATTGTCTTTTCTTGAAGTCTTGCACAATCCATCTTAAACATCAAGAAAGTTAGAAGACGGTTAATATGTTCTTCTACAGACAATCCAACAAGATCATCAATAGGAAGCTTCTCGTCATCAGACATACGTTTACCGCCAACTGCACCAGCATCAATCTCTACTTTTACAGTTGTGTAGATTTCAATTAGACGTTTTTTAAGATCTTTCCAAAGTGCCTGATTGATCTTCACATCCTCTACGACTCGATGTTCATATACTTCATAAGGAAGATCCGACCAGACCTCGACTGCTCGCTTCGCAATTCCATAGTCTTCATGGAATGTTCCCAAGCCATGAGTTCGTCGCTCAAAGTTCAGATCCCAACTTACAGCCAAAGAATCAATTAGCATCAACTTTGACAAATCAATATTAAAAAGCTTTTCCATTAAAGCTACGTCAAAAGAGATCCCTGAGTGCATTACAATAGGAATTTCATTATCAATATGCCACTGGAAGAACTTAACAATACGTTCTGACTCCGTTGCTCCGTTGAAAACTTTTACTTCCTTCATATTCATCTGGAAACCAAGAACATGAAGCTTTGTGGCTACATCGAGGAAGCCGTCACTTTCCAAGTCTGCGACTGTTGCTTGTTTCCAGTTATAAATACTTTTCAAATCCTAGCTCCTTAAAGTGAATCTCCTTCCCATTCATACTGGAGGAGCAAACCTGTATTAGATTGATACTGAGTCTTGAACTTATCTTCCCCGCCAAACATTCGGTTCTTAATGCAACCAATAAAACTGTTTGACTTCAAATCACCAGAAGCGTGTTTATTCCGTTCAAAACTCATCAGTAACGGGAATGCACGCATAATACCACGACTGCCTGTGAATTGAGAAGCAAACACTTCACCACCGTTCTCGTGATCTTTTGCATCTTTGCCCTTTGGTGGATTCAAGTGGCTGTATACACCAATGTGAATATCAAGCTCAGCGGCAAGGTTAGCAATTTCAGAAGACCATTTGTTAATAAACTCGTTAGCTTCGCCAGAGGTCAAATGGTCTACAAGTCGAGTCATGTTGTCAATCTCAACAAACCGAACTCCATACTCCATTGCGTTATATCGGATAGCTTTTACAATTTCTTCAATATCGAATCGATTGTGTGCAGCTTGCCCATCACTCTCCCACAGAAACAATTTACCCTCAAGTCCATAAGCTGTTTCAAGATATCGTTCCCGATTCTCTTGGTGAACGCTTGGAATATGATAAGGAATGCCATCAATCTTACCAGCAATATTGTACAAAGTCGAGCGGTTTGGTTCCTCAAGTAGAATAGAGAATACTTTCTCTTTGTGTTCAATAATGTTGTGTGCAGATCTCATGTGAGACAAAAGAGTCTTGCCAAGGCCAACACCTGCACCAGTACAAGTAGCTTCACCCATTCGTTGAGTGCAATTCATATCCGTAAGTGCTTGCCAAGGATAAGCAAAGCCCGGTTCAGGGGCTGCATCATCACGACCCAATACTACAGAAACACCAACTACACCCTCAGTTGTAGGCTTTGCACTTTTCCAAATACAGAAATCAGCAAACAAATCCCCATCACCTTTCAACAAAGCTTCGTTTGCATCTTTAGCATTTGTTGGGTAAATGTTCACTTTTACATTTGGGAGAATCTTTTGTACTTCTTTTACTGCTTTCTTGCCAGCCTCGTCGTTATCAAATACTAAGACGATTTCTTTAAAGTAGTTGTCAATCTCTTTACGCATACGTCCGATTGTAGTTACAGCACTACCGACACCATGAGGCAAGCTTGTTACAGCAAACTTATTATACTGACTCTTACGTTTCGCAGCATGACCTTCTAGCATCATCTCTAGGGCACGAGAGTCATATTCTCCTTCGCAAATGTACAAACGAGGGTTTGGTCCGTTTGCATTCTTTTTTGCAATTTCCCAGTTAAATAGATCAGCACCTTTGATATCACCTACAGACCACATTGCTTTCTTATCAAGCATAATGGACTTGTAGCCCATCAACTTTCCTTCAAGCGTGTAGGGGAAATTAAAAGTGAACGGTGTTTTACCATCATACTCACTGTAAGCCAATTTAATGCCAGCACGGGCAAAGTATTCTGGTGCAATACCACGATGTTCATCACGAGGAGATTTCAGATTACGAATCTCTTGAATCTCCTCGTTGATTTCATCTTCTGTCTTACGCTTTGGTGGTCGCGGTTGTTTACCGTTATACGGATCAAAGACATACGCGTCCAACCCTCGGCCAGCACAACTGAAGCAATAACCTGTGAACAAGTTTTTACCGTCATCATAAAAGACTTGAAGACCTTTATCAGAAGTGCAATGTGGTACGTCGTGTTTAATCTTTTCGATACAGCTCAATGTAAATTCTCCAATTTAGTTTTTGATCTTAAAGCCCTAGTGGCGTCTGAACGCAAGCGAGCTTGTCTCGCGCACCATTCAATTTATTTTCCATCTCAATTAATTGCTGCATGTGTTTATCAATCATTATTTATTCTCCTCAAATTCTGGGCAAATAAAATCTTCAACCTGTGTGTCATGATAATCTCCATCCATGACACGACTCAACCGACACAAGTCCATCAACTCTTCGCCCACAGACTCCTTTTCCCAGCCCCTTGCATTGTCAATACGATCACACCAATCTCTGTACTCAGATTCGGTCATTTCCACTTCAGACAAGTAAGTGACCTTTTCTGTAATCTGAACCTTAACAATCTTCTTTGGGTCATAATCTACGTGACCTGTGCAATGTACTTCAGTCATCATTTCTTCCCCTTATAAAGCGGATCTACCAAATAAATCTCTTCTGGTGCATCAGGCCACTCTTTGCGCAATGCATCGAAGTTACCTTCATTCCAGCAACGTAGGAATTCTAGAGGAGATTCCATGTAGCCTTTACCAAGCATGTAATCAATCACAGCATTATAGGTGGCTTCTGTTTTGTTCAGTTCTTCAAGAGCTTCTGTGTGCAGACTAAAGAACATATCATCATCCAGACCACCACGTTCAACAAGATTGTGGATTTCTTCTTCACTCTTTTCTAGGTAGCTCATTTATTCAACACCTCTTCAGCACGTTTCCAAAGTTCTTCATCGTCTACTAAGGACATTGTACCTTCCTCATTAGTCCTCCAGTTTACGAAAGCTTTCAATATTTCTTCCAACTCCTCAATCCTAGCTTCAGCCTTCAAAGACAGTTCAGCAGCCGCGTGGCGAGCATCACAATGTCCTTCTGAGTAATGTAAATAGTGAAGCTCCTTACCGAATTCTCCACGACTGTATTGTACAGGAATATTCATAATCTCATTGTGCAAATTCATTTAATCACCACCCAAGAATTATCATAGCTAACTACAACAGATTCATTACCATCATACTCTTCAATGATGTACCGATCAGAATCTGTCTCATAAATACGAAGCTTTGCACAGCTACCGTTAGCTTCATCTCCGAGCTGTTCAACTGTTTGCACCAGAAACGTATCATGTCGTGACATATCACCACTATACAGCCACTTTCGTTCATCGTCTACAGATTTGTCACCAGTTGCAGCGCTTGTGTAGTAATGTGTACACCAAGAATCTTTCTCTGGATAAATTTTAATTCCAGCAAGCTCTGCATAAAGCTCGTATGCCTTATCGCTGAGACTAAAACCACCATAGCATGCGTTGTACACAATCTTGTTCATCCCATCTCTCCCACAGCCGCCATTCTTCGAATAGCCTTCGCTGCATAGCATTACATTAATAATTATTCAAATTTTATTTGCTTACGAGTAAACCCTTCAGTCACAGCATATTGTCACATTGTTTGTGAGGGGTCAAGAGGTTTTCAAGGCTTGAAGAATCTTTTTAAATTCCTTCTGAGAAATATCCTCTACAAATCCATCTACAGCCACAACATACCTATTGGTAGAGGGGCAGTATTGCAGACATCCTTCTTCTACTTCCTCATAGAACTGAAAACCTGTGGCCTTGGCAAACATCTGGATGTCATGTTCTGTCTTGGGGATGTACTCCCAACCTTCCCATGTAGGAGTCTGGTCAGGATAGGTGTTGTAGGTCATTACAGATTCGATTAAGCTTTGCATGGTGTAACTCCTCATAGGTTGTC